CTCGTCATCCTCTGCCACTTCGAAGTCCACAGACCCCGCTGCATTATACATCGGCTCTCCATTCGTAAGGTTCACGTAGTCCCATCTTGGGTCTACTGGGTATCTTACGTATATCGCAGATACGTTTGACTGTATCGTGTTTGGAACAATTGCTATTGAGTTGCTACTCCCCATTGCGTACACTGGGTATGTTTCTGATGGCGCTGTAAGGTTTGAGTTTAATAGCCGCGTGATGTTGAGCCTGCTTTCCTTAGATATCTCAACATTGTTGTACGTAAGTACGTTGATGTGATACCAATCTGCTGGAGCTGCAAATATAGCGTAGTCTCCAGACACTAACGAAAATGTAAGCGTTGTGCCGTTTATAAACACCTCAATCGACTCTCTTGCACTTTCAGCAAGGTCTGCGAGGTCGCTTCCTGATGTATGGTTGTTTTCAAGGTTGGTGTAGTAATTATACTTACTCATATACTCATTGAAGACCTCAAGCTGCGCCTGCTTGGCATATAGGTTGAAATCATCTGGTGAGATATATCCGTAGTTGTTCTTATTGCAGATTGCAAGAACCGTTTCCCTTACATCGTTGATACTGACCATAAGCACAAAGATAGTGAATATAAAAAACCCCTTGAGTGTGCGTTAGCAGTGACCCAAGGGGTTAGTCGGGGAAAAGATAGTCCTTATGCGTTTACAATACTTGTAACTGCTTTTGGAAGCTCAATCTCGTAATAAGGCTTAAGCCAAGCTGTTTGAAGAGCTAATTCCATAGCCTCAACAATCTTCTCATAAACATCAGCACCTACTTGAGCCGCTGTTGTAATAGTGGTTGTTGTTCCATCGAAATAATCAACAGTAACAGTTGTAGCTGTTGCGTTTGCAGTTGCAACCGCTTTGACTCCTTCAATTGCGATAAGCTGCCCTGTTACAGGAGCGTTTGATACTTTAAGAAACTTTTGCATGATAAAAAATTTTGCAGGTTAGTAAAGCACAAAGATAATCAATCTTCTAACATAGGCTCAAGGAGCTTGAACGTCTCAAGTCCCTCGTCTGATTGTAGGTACGAGGCTACAATGTAGTCTCTGTCCTCACCGTAAGGAACTGTAAGCATTCGCTTCTTGTTGTTTGGAAGGTTGAAGTGTACATCCTTGCCTGCTCTGTACCCGAGAAGTCCTTTGTCAAACATCAGCGCCACTGTTGCCGACATGTTTGTCATAGGGTCGTTCAATGTGTTCAAGAACTCTTTTGGGTTTCTTCTTGCGTAAACAAGTACATCACGCTTCAGTTCAGCTGTACTCATCTTAGTAACGTCACGCCCAAGGATTACTCTACCGATACGCTCAAGGTCATTTAACCCAAGTTGTTTTGCTGCAATAAGAGCGTCAACCTCGTAGTTAATCACCTCAAGCTCTGTCTCAGCGTCTTTCTCATTGTCAACAACCTCAAACTTCTTTCCGTTGTCTGGATGAATCTCCAAGAACCACTGTAGCACAGGGTTTGTTTTTGGAACCTTCAAGAACCCATCTTCAAAGATAATTGGCTCAAGAATAACGTTCTTATCTTGTTCGTCCTCGAATGGTGTCTTTTGGTTTGGTGAGTATCGCAACGCTCTGTTGCTTGTTCCATCAAAGTACATCAGAGGGTGTCTGTGACTGTTTCGTGATGGAAGGATGTAGGATAGAGGAGCTACATCTCTCTTTAGTTTGTATAGTTTATCCACCAGTGGTGCTTCTTTTGTTTTCATTTGAATTTAGATTAGAGTTAAGAAAAAAAAGGAGAGCGGCACTAAGCCGCCCTCCTCGTTATTTACAATTAGTCCTCGAAGATAACGAAGTTGTTCGCTCCAAGCGTACAAACTGCTCTCTCAGATAGGAAGTGAACCTCCATAGCGTCAAGGTCAGAGTTACGTGCGCTTCCAGCAGAACCTGTTACCCAAGTCTTGTATCGTCTGTCTTCAGTCTCTGAAGCTCTGTAACGAACGTGTAGGAATGGACGCTTAGCGTTCTTTCCAAGAACTTGGTCGTAAACAGTTGTTGAACCAGCAGGAACAAGAAGACCATTAACCGCTCCAGAAGGAAGGTCACCACGCATGGTTGGGTCGTTCAAGTATTTCCAGTCAGTCTTGTAGAAGTCGTAACCTCTTCTGAATCCTGAGAATCCAAGGTTCAATGCCATCTGCTCATCGTTGTCGAACAATCCGTATGATGTACCACCAGCTCCGTAAGAGTTCTGTGCAGCAAGCATATCGTCAATGTCGAAAGAGAACTGACGGTTTACGAAAAGAACATTCTCCTCGATAGAACCTTGTCGGTCAAGTCTTTGGATGATTGCATCGAATTCAGCAAGGGTGGTTGGGTTACCACCTCCGAATACGTTTCCTCTGTTTTCTACAGCGAAGAAGATACCCTCAGAACCAGCCTGTCCAGCAAGACCGCCTGCAAGTAAGTTCGATGCAGCAGAACCAGCCTCGGCAGGAACAGCCTCGATCATTGCAGTCTCAAGATAGTCCTCGAAACGTAGACGAGTCTCATGCTCAGACTTTAAGTACCACAGGTATCCTGTAGCTCCGTTCTCAGTAGTCACCTCAATCCATCCGATTTGAGCCATGTCAGAGCCTGATACAGCGTACTTGTCTTTGATGATGATTGGCTTGTTGTCGAAGATTTCGTCTTCAGCCTCAAGAGATTCAACCATTCCGTTGGTTCCTTTTGCAAATTCAGAACCGTAGATGAAGATTGTAACATCATCGTTTCCTGCACCAGTTGTAGGTGCAACAGAACCAGCTGCCTCGTAATAGTTTGCTCGGAATGTTCCAGCCGCGTAATCAGTATCGCTAACAATCGCCTTGTTAGAACCTGCTCCAGTGTTCCAGCTAACTACGATTGTCTGACCGTCTCTAATTGCGATTTGACCAGTTAAAGCATCGTTGATTGTGAAAACCTGAGAAGCCTGTCCTGCTAATGCTGATGCTGCACCTACCTCAACGTACTTAGTGTGAAGACGACCCTGCTCTGCCCATTTGATCATGTCAGAGTTAGTTGGCATCTCAGCACCTACCATACGCAGGAATGATGCAACGCTTCGGTTTCCGTAGCGCTCGAATTCTTTCTCGTAAGTATCAGGAAGATACTGATTCAAGAAGTCGAAGTTTGTAATGTAGTTGCTCTCCAATGCCACTCGCTCTGGGGCTGGCTGCAACTGAAATGTTGGTGTTGGGTTTAAAGGCATTTTTGTTTTTCTTTAAAAGGTTTATGTTCGTTTACTTCTGATCTTTAAGCCTCGACCTGAGTCTTGACTTAGAGACCTTACTTGCATTCCCCCCTTCTTAGTGACCTCTGGCGCTCTGCGAGTGTCCATGTCAATGTTTTTGGACTTCTTCGCCATGCCATCGACCGCTGCTGCTTGACCTTGCTCATAGAAGAACTTGGCAAACTTGTCAGGGTTCATTGCAATCGAAAGTGACCTATGGTATCCTGCCGCATCGCTTAGTAGCCCGTCCTCTCCAATGTACTTGTTAATGAAGTTCATCGGTGATTGCTGACTTGTCTTCAGTTCTGCCGCATCCGCTGGTTTGAAGGTGATTTTCTGATCATTGACATTGAACTCAAAACCTTTGAATTCGTCATTGAAAAGCTCATCAGTCTTCTTGCTGAACCACTCTCTTTTCTTTTGGTTCTCAGCTTCGATACTTTCAGCCTCTTTCATTTTATCTCGATAAGACCTAAGCTCTTCATCGTACTTAGCGTCAGCAGGCTCCTTGCTTGACTCAAGCGGAACCTTGTATGCCTCCTGCTGTTCCTTAAAGAACTTCTTGTAACTTCTGCTTCTTTACAAGCGACTCATCGTCAAGGTCTTCATCGTATCCGAACTTTGAGTCAATCAAATCATTGATATCGTCATCATCCAGACCTTCCTCTGTCTGCCTGTAGTAATCCGCAAGCAACATGTCTGAATCCATCTCATCGTAGTTCTTATTCAACTGCATGAAATCATTCAGACCACGACCAGTCTCTTTCTTGTATTTGAAGAAAGCCTCAACATCCTCTGGTAATTCAGGGGATGATTCTCTTTCAGAGAACAACTCATCAAGTGAGTTTATCTCTTTACCGTATCGGTCTTTAATATGTGAAAGAACGTCTTCGTCTTTTATTTCAAACTTCTGCTCTTCAGCAGGAGAGCCTCTTCTTTCGTCTCTACAACAGGCTCTTTTGTCGCCTGCTCTTCCTCCTTCATTTGCTGCTCATGCTTTTCGAGAAGTTCTTTCTCTACTTCCTGAACAGACTTTGACTCTACCTCTCCGAGGTCTCTTACTTTAAATTCCGCCATTTTGATTTGATTTTATGCAAAATTATTGATTTTATTTTTATCGGGGTGAGAACTCAGCAAGGTCGAACCCGTCCAAGCTGTCCTCGTTTGATTCAAAACTCATTGGAGGAAGGTTGTTCTTTCGCTGCTCGATAAGCTTTGACTGCTGTGTATTCTGCCTGTCTATACGCTTACCTTTAGCCTCTTCCTTCATCTCCTCTCGCTGCTTCAATTGCTCTTGAGTCATGCCCTGTAGCTGCATATTCATCTCGAACTCGCGCTCCATAAGCATTAACTTGTATTTAGCCTCAGCGTCAAGTCGCTGTATGCTCATCTCTGTCTTGGTCTGCTCAAGCTGCATCTTCGCTTGCGCCTCAAGCTGTATCTTCTGCTGAGCAGTCTGTGCTGCCATTTGTTGCGACTGCATCTGTGTCTGCGCCTGCATCTGCTGCATCTGCATCTGCTGTTGTTGGTCAGCCTCTTGCTTCTTCTTGCGCTTGAATTTCAATAACTGATTAGCAAGTTTTATATTTCTTACCTCCCTGATATCAATAGCGTCCTCAAGGTTAATGTCCTGTTTAGATAGCGCCATCTGAATGTTTGCCTCAAGCTGCGCCTTCTCCTCCTCATCTGGAGCAATCTCTATGAATATACCGAAGTCGTACAAGTACAGGTCTTTTATCTGATCTAGCGTATTTGCATTATACTTTCCAATCTGATTCAAGAACTCCTCTTTAAAGTCCGCGTACTCAAGGATGTCAGCAACCCTATATGAAAGAGCCTCTGAAAGTCTTCTGAGTATAAATAGACTTGATTCAAGTATATGTCTTGTAGCCGTGTTTGAGCTTAGAGCGGCAAGCTTCTGAACGCCAACCAGTGCATCTGGATTTGGTGTAGAGCCGTCTCTGACTTCGTTTAAACCACTTACAGCCCTGATCATGTCAAGGTAGTGGTTGTAGTTTGCTATAAGAAGCTGCATCTT